GGACTATTATAACCAGTACCAGCTGTAAGCGTAGACATAGCAATACTACCAGGAGCTAGTTCTTTGCCTAGATCACAAATAGTTAGTTTGTTAGCTAAGAAAGGTGCTGTTACAACTTTAGGTGAAAAATAGCTTAATGTTGTTGGATGACCTTGGAACTCTAAGCTGTTATTGGCATCACGTACAAAAGGAATATCTACTTGGCGTAAATTTTTTGCCATGCCAGACCAATTTACCTGAGAAATTGCATCCAGGCCAAAATCAATTTGAGCTTGGTTTAAACAGCAGTCATCTAAGATGTATGCTTGTGTGTCCATGATAATAATCATGCCAAACTTTTGTAAGTTGTGCACGTTACTGTTTTCTAGAACTACATCGGCAGGGTTACTGTAGGTACCATCTTGCCAAGCACCACCATAGTATCTATAATCTGTGCCTGGTGTAGCTACAGCTACTAGACTATTTTCACGTAGTGTTAGCTGTGTAGGACTGTCTACACTAGCTACTGTACCAATAAATGTTCCAGGATTATTAACTGCTGGAGCTGTGTACAGTTTTGTTCCAGGAGGAAAATTGTTGGCAGTAAAATTAGTGCCAATACCTGTTACTGTTTTAATACTGTTACTTACTACTAATGTTCCTGCACCAACAGCACCATTTTCTGGGCCAGGGCCAAACATAGCATTCCACAAACAGCTTTCTTCTGCTTTGGTAACATCTTTAACGTTTGCTACTTTAAAAATTAGACCTTCTGTACTACCTATATTGGTGGTCAAGCCAGGACCAATATAGCACTCATCTATTGTAGGAGCAGTAATACCTAGTGCAGCATCTGCTGGCTGAACTCTATAGCTGTTTGTACGAGCTAGTGGATTATATCCATCGATACTACCAGTTGCACCGGCCTCTGGCACACCGCTGACAATAATTTCTGTGCCTACAGGCAGTGGCGTTTTTATTGCGTCAAAACTTATTTTGCCTGAAGCATCATCAATAAATACATTTTGCAGTATTAGGTTGTCTCTGTATGGGCGTAAGTAGGTAGTCATTGAAAATTCCACAGTATTTAGTGCTGTGTTGAATTGACGTTGACCACGTGTTGGTACTGGACCTGCTTCATTTAGTGTAATAGTATCTGAAGTTGTACTTTGACTAAATGAAAAATTGTCTAATACCTGTAGTTCTCTAGTATTACTGGCTGTTATTGGTGGAGCAGCATCGTTACCACCTACAATAGTTGTTCCAGTTATATTAACTTTACCACTAACGGCTCCAACTGCGGTAGTAAAGAAAATTCTACTATTACGAAGTAAATTAAATGACATATATCTTCCTTCTTAGTAGGTATTTATTAAGCCCTAACTAGATTTTTATCTGTTGCTAGCCAATAAATACGGTTGCTTACATAATCTGATATCTGACCTGTAAGTTAATCTCGCCAACTGCATAAGGAGCCAATAGTCCCTCGTCTGTAGTTATCGAGTCTATTAATATTTCTGTTGTTTCATAGTTAGTTACATCGTCATATACAAGTCGTCTGTTTAAGTCTATGCAAGTTTCTAAGTCGCCTAAGAGAGCTTCTAGCTGCTCCTGTGCAGTATCTTCACTTTTACAGTAAACCTTAACACAAACATTCAACATGCCCCAGGCAAATCCACTAGGTAAATATTCACGTGTTTCTGTACCTGGATGCATATATACACTGGGGAAGTCATTGACTTCATCCCAAAATTTTAATTTGGCAAAACTATTTTCTTTTAAGTTGGTTACATAAGGTGGATAACCATCAATCAACTTAAATTTTTCATTTAGTGCACGTAAAATTGCTGATCGCTTAGTCACCGGTCTATGGCCCTTAGTTGAGTTATTTTTAGTTGCTGTGCAACTTCTCTAATAGACTTACTGATTAACAGTTTAGGGTCTCTGCTACGTGGCTGACTTTGTTTGCCACCACTGCTAAAAGTTGCATAAGGATAACGCATATATCTATAAAATGCTGTTATCATACCTGTGCGACCTTGTGATAGTCTATCAACTGCTACACTCTCGGCAAATCTACCACTACGTAAGTTAAGTATATCGCGTCTATTACCAGTACCCATATTGCGTTTAACAGTTTCTACAAGGTTAGCATCTAACAATTGCTGCAAACTAATTAGTGAGTTAGTTTCTGGTCCGCCTATACGCTGCGGCTTAGGGTCGCTGTAAGTAACTTTTTTTGTTTTATTACCTGCGGTAACAACTATATTAGGAGTAGGTAGTTTCCCACTTACACTTAGGCTTTTTCTACCACGCTTACCTTTAGATTTTACTGTACCATACTTTATAAGTTCGCCTACTTGATCAGCGGTAACTTGTTCAAAAGTCTTAGAAAATCCTAGAGCACTTATCATTCTAATAATTGCTCGACCTATTGGACCTTCTAGCTTAGTACCATACCTATACTGGTTTTCTGAGCGTTCCTGAATAAATACAACATTAGCACCAATAGATTTTAAACCTTGTCTAGTATCTATTGATAGTTCTGCTTCTATTAGTTTTCCGTATCCGCTCTTATTGCGTAAGCCACGTATATATCCTTCTGCAATACCTTTAAGTCTAGTTAGGCCCTGTAGCCTAGTAGAATCAGTAGTTTTTGCAGTAATAGCATCAATAGCGTCTATTACTCTTTGCAGTTTTAAGCCTAGCGGTGTAATAGCAAGATCTGGATCAGCTAATATGTGCCCGACGTCAAAACCTTTGTTGTAATTTTCGGTTTTGCCTGAGTACAGGTCATCTTTTAAGAATTTTGCAACCTGTGTGTTTAAAAAATTTGTAAACAGTGCGTTTTTGCTAGCACGCTCAAATTCTGAAAATAGTGCACCAACAATATTTTCTTGGCTTATGCTACCTTCATAAACTACAGCAGGACTAGGAGGCTTACTGCCTGTAAAAGTTCCGTCTGGTAGGTAAAATCCAGTGCTACGTATTATTAATTTGTACTTGTAGGTTCGCTCTACAAAGTCAATAAGCTGTCGCTGTAAGTCTTTTATGTTTAAAACATACTGTACTTTTGTGTCTAGTTCTTTTTTTAGTTGAGCTAAGTCTTTTGCACTACCTTTTTGTGCTTTTTCAAGCCGCGTTATATTTTCTGCGTCTATAGCATCGCGAACTTCACTGGTAGTAAACTCTAGCTTATCACCAAGTACAGTTGTTAGTATATTAATATTAAGTGGTACAAAGTGATAGCGTATGTCTAGTTCCGTTTCGCGCAATACTTGTGTATTTATTTCGAGTAATTGTTTGCTAATTTCTCCAACGCTACTCATTAAGCATAGTCCGTTATATATTGATCTAGTACGCGCTTAATATGTGAGGGAAATTGACTTGTTTGTATATATTGAATCTGTGTTACATTAGGAGTAACGTCACGATTAACGTGCACTGCACTGTTATTCTTTGAGTAGTATTCTACTAAATCCATGACCGCCAATTTAAGATCTTCAGGCGTGGACTCATAGCCAGCTTGATACTCAACGCGATACCCGCGTAGATAATAAGGAAATTCAGTGGTAGCCAAGCTGCGAATATAATAATCATCTTCTACCCAATCTGTATATTTATTCAGCGAGTTGTATGTTTGACCATAGTCTGTGCTTAAACTAACATCAATAATTTCTATAATTGGTGTTTCTGTGAGTATAAAGCTTTCAGTGCCCCCTGCAAATATCTCCACCTTAGGGTCGTAGAAGTGATCAACAAATGTTCTGCGACAATAAGTTTTTACTAGGCTGCTTACTTTAGGTATTAACAAATCGATTTCAGTATCTTTATTGTTAGTAGTAATTCCTAAATAATTTTTATACTCGTTTCTTGTAATTAAATTTGTAGCCATATAAAAACTCCTTGTGCTTCCAAAACCACAGGGCTTTGGAAGCAGGACTCTTGCGAATCCTGCCTGTATAACTAATTAAGCTACGTAACGTACGCAGGCAACACCATTACCATCTACTGTTGATAATTGTGTCATACCAATACGCAAGCTTGCTACTAGTACGCTGCGCTGATTTACTACTTCATCATCGCTGTCTAGACGCATGCCACGATGTGTTCCAACTAGGAAGTTACGTGGGTTAACGATTACTGCAGCTAATTCATCAGCAGCTGGAGTAGCAGCTGGAATTGTTGCACTAACTAATACTGGTGTATTACCAACGCTACCGATTTGACCTGTAAATAGTGTAGCATTTGGACCAGCTTTATCAATTGTTAGGAAGTTGCTATCTTCTAGCAATTCATAATAGCCCTGTGTGCTAACAAAAATAATTAGCTCACTTGGAGTTAAGCCCCATGCACCAAGTGCTTTACGAGCTGCCATTACTTTAGCAACTGTTAGCTTTTCTGCTGCACTAATATCGATACCACGGGCTGCAACACCTGTTGCATCGTATGTAGCAATACCCTTAATAGGATCACTAGCACCAGCTGCACCAATTAGCATTGCTTTATCTAGTGCTTTAGCCATGCGACGGCTTAGAGCATCACGTACTAGTGGTAGTACTGGGATTAGAGCATCTTCATCTTCTTCAAATGCAATATACTCTTTTGTAGCTAGCTTATAAGC